GCAAAACCCATCAAACTTGATATTAAACTTAACATGATTTGTTACCTCGGCAAGGGGGTTCAGCATCGCCGTTACCAAGTTTTATCCCGGCAAGCAGGCCAATAAAGCCCCCGATAATTGTCTGAAAAGCAGGACTGATTAATTTGAATATTTCGGCGTTGTCGATGTTGTCAAACCAGAGACCAGAGACTAGTGCAATGACCATGACTAGGACAGAGACACACAGCGTGGCGGAAACCATCAGCGTTACGGCGAATGTCAATTTGCCTTTGATGTCACTTTCGTTCATCTATTTACCCCAGATTTAGAATTATGCCGATACCAAAAGCCACTATTGCCCCAACGAGGCCAAGAATCACAGTAATCGTCAGTGTGTTTGCAATAAACTTACGCATCTTGCGCCGCTGGTTGAGCGTCGCTCTTTCCCGCGTGTCTTTAATCTTGGCGCGATCACGCATCATTGCCGTGTACTCCTCAACGCCCCATTTGTAGACTATCAATTCACGCAGTTCTTTCTCTTGCTGCTCGATCTTCTTTCGGGCTACTAGGGCTTGCATCGCCTCTTGTTCGACACTGCCGGAGAACATGAGCTTTTTGAATAACGGCGGGTCTTTGGCTTCCTCTTCCGCGTTCTTAACATCGGACACAGCCTTAAACCACGTGCCCAACTGGCCGCCCATGTCCTCAAGCTCACGGCCCATTTCAATGCCACGTTTAATGACTTTGTAGGCCGACGTAGCTATGGCTAACGCGGAGACTGGGTCAAGCATTACTCGCTACCGCCACCGTTAAATTTGCCCCATGCACCGAGCATCAGCAGGCCAAGGACGAACAACGTGCCAGCTTTCGCCAGCGTGTTCAGCACCGTCTTCTTGATGCCGCGCCAGTCAGTAATTAGACTACGCAGATCACGGACATCGTCACCGGCCTCCTCATCGTGCAGACCGACTTCTTTCAGAGCTGACTTCATCTCTTCTCTGATGATCCTGCGTAACGCGAGTTCGTCTATGTCCATAGCTCACCTCACACTGGCTGCGTAGGCCACTCTATTGTCCAAGGAAATCCTTCCTGTGCGCTGATGTCTCTTAACTCTTGACGGTAGGTAGCCCACGCTGCTTTGTCTACAGGAGCATCAGCTACCTGTGTCCAGTCGCTATCCTTTAACTTATCACCACGGCTTGTGCGTACAGATGCTGCCTGCTCTGCGTCCTTTATGGCTTTGTAAGCAGTCTCATTCTGGGCAGCAGTTTTGGCAGGGGTTGTGTCTGTTGCTGGTGTAGCTGTAAACACTGGTGCAAGGATGTACTTTGTGTACCACTTACCACCAACTTGCTCTACACCGCTACGCTGGCTGTATTGATACACTGTGCCGCCAGTGGCTTGTGCGCCTTCAAAGACTACATCAGCACCTAGAGATTGTAGTATCTCGTCAGTTGTTTGATTCCACGATGCACCGCTTGTGCTTTTAATGTATGCGCGAAACTCTGCTTCGTACATTACTGCGCCTGTAGCTTTAACTCTTATTTGCATGATTTATTCCTTACGCAATAGCCAAGAAGATGAAAGTGCCGGCTGAAGCATTGATTGCCGCAGGTGCTGTGCTGCTGATCTCAAACCCTGCGCTGTAGGTGTCAACGTAGTCTGTGCTAGTAACTTCAGCCGCTGTTGAGTTCAATAGGAGATACGGATCATTACCCGCTATGATGCCCCTTGCGCTGTCCCAGACGTACCAGTCACCTGTGCTGTCAGTGCGCTTAATCATCACGAACCTCGCACCACCAGTGAAGCCACAGTTGATCTGTAGCGTTGTGCCTGTGCCTGTGTAGCTGCCAACTTTGGAGACTCCAGCGAGTGTGGCGAATAGGTAGAATACCCAGTTTTCCCCAGAACTACACGCCCCTGCGTTAATGCTAAAAGTGGTTGAAGTAAACGTGTTATATTGCGGAACACCAATATCGGCTTGGTCTGTATTAAGACGCAAATAGTTTGTAGCGTCAAAAGTCTGCCAAGGGCTAACACCGTTTCTTCTTTTAGATATAATGATTTCCGGAGCAACACCCAAATTGTGCGAAAGTACCTGCGCGGCAGATGTTGTCGAGTTTAGGCAAACCACATCAAAGAAGCCGGGGGCGCGGCGTAATGAAAAGTTTGCAAACGTCTGCCCACTTTGGTTAATAAGGGTTTCAGAAGAAATATTTACTGCGGTATTGCTTTGAAAGTTAAGTACAGCTCCGTAGTTTTGGTCTGCAACAGTGGAATCTGAAAAAAGCGCAATGCCAGTGCCTCTAAGTCTGTCAAACCAAGCATTGTTATACGGCTGGCTTGTTGACTTAACTATTTGAAGGTCAGTTGTAAAGCCAGAGGCTATTGTTGCATTGGCTCCAGTTCCGGTTCTAGAAATGGGTTTAAACACCTCCGTCCCACTCGTTGGCACTTCCATTGGGCCACGGCGTATGGCTATGTAGATGAATGTTGCTGAACCCTCATGACCATTAATTGCAAACCCAGTAGCATTAGGCGAACAATAATCCGAGTTTATGATTTCCTCAGACGATGACTGCGCTTGAAGGAGCGCATCATTTATATCCGCGACTGTCATTCCTCGCATGGTATCAAACATACGCCACGCACTTGAGCCAGATGAATTTTTTGTCATTACCCACTGCGGCTCATACCCAAGACTTACGCTCGCAACACCACTGCCATCAGTTGTAAAGCTCCCACAGCTTATAACATTGTCCAAACCCGTCAGACCAAAGCCGCCTGCATTGTGGGCGAATAGGTAGGCTACGTATGTGCCGCCAGAAGCGTTTATTCCTGAATTAGTTCCAACGGTAAAAACAGTGCTTGTCGGTTCTGTGTTATTCCAGAATTGAATATCTGTAGACGTTCCTGCGGTTTGATTTAAACGTAGCTCACCTGTTGCTCCGACTGATCTGTGGTAAACATCCCAGTTTTCAAGGTCATTTAAACGCTTAACAATAATACAGCCCGGTACAGAGCCAAGGTTATGAGCAACAGTTCTGCCAGCAACACCTGTCCCCGTATACGTCACAATATCAAAGAACTTCGGCTGCTTGCGGAATGTCCATGAGGCGTAGTTACGTCCAGAGCCGTTAATTTGATTATCACCAAACGCCCAAGTAAATCCGTTAGAACTAAACGGACTGATGTAGGTATCACCTGTATATACTGCGTTTGTCAAATTTGACTGGAGCAGACTGCTGCCGCCTCGAACAGTGTCAAACAAGGCGTGGTTTGACGAAAAATCTCGTGTCTTAGCCCAAACCAACCCACCCTTACCAGCAAGGTCAATCCCGTTGGTTATGGTCTGCGTAGAGCCGTTGCCCGTGTAGAGGTATGTACTGAACACATCCTCAATGTAAACAGCCTCCGCGCTACCAAGGCTCAGACCAAACCCTTGAGCAGACCCTGCACCTTTCGTCTCAAGCAAGGGCATTATGCAAACCTCGTCTGAGATGCCAGCACTGTGAATGTAGCAGAACCCGTCTTAATGATCGTGTAAATGTAGGCATCAATACCTGACGCATTACCCGCAGCAGGAGCAGTACCGCCTTGCCACTTGGGAGTCACACTAGAGCCATCTACCTGCACAGCACTGTTGTAGTAAGCCGTAGCACCTTGAGTGACGAGGAAGGCTGCTGTTACTGACTGACCTGTTGTCATAGCCGTGTTCAAGCTTGTGCCGCTTGATGCCCTGAAGTTAACAGTCCAGTTTGCTGAAGCATTACTTGTGTAGTACAGGACAGACTGCGTAGTAACGTCATAGGCAATCGTACCCGTGGCCGCTGTTGCAGACACTGTAGCTACTTCTGCTGCATTGGTTAGTACCTCTGCAAGAGTGCTGGTTGTGCCAGCGAACGTCTTAGTTCCTGTAAAGGTTTGTACCGTGTTGAGGCTGGCAACGTTGGTTAAAGTGTTGTCCGCAAAGGCTATGGTCTTATTCGTCAGCGTAGCCGTACTCGTTGCTGTAAGCACATTAGTCGGCGTAATGATTCCAGATAGTGTTGCCATGTTTTACTCCGGTGTTCTTACCTTCTGTTCAAGTAAACTACGTTTTCGCTTTCAACAACATGCACTTCGTGTCTGGATATAACCGCCGTTGAGGTGTCTCTATCTAGCGTCATTGTACCCTCACACACGATGTTGTAGTCAGCACCATTGCTATCTTTTTCGCTTCGCACCGGCACAGTAATATCTAAGTGCTTAACCAAGTATTCCTTCTCGCCTTCAAACACTCGCCACACATGATCCATTGTGCCACGCCCGTCTTGGCCGCGAGTCTTGTTAAAGCGTATGCGGTACTTCACACAACCTCCGCAGCAGGCATTGGGCATGACTGAGCGACC